TCAAATGGAATCATTTGAATACTGGACGGAACACCCGAGAAAAGAACACGCCGACTTTTGCAAGGCGTATGCCAAGTGGCGACGTATCCATCATCATCACCACTATTTGGCATGTTTGTTTTCGATTCAAAAAATTTAAAACCGCATCATAAGTAAATGGACGACCAGCAACGCCACGCAGACATTATGGAGCGATGTTTTGAGAGTATCGAACGGGGAGAACTACCGAGCGATGACGACCTTTTACACTTTCACTATAAAGGCGTTCGTATGATGAACGCGTTTAACTTATGGAATGGACTTGATGCCGACCTCACGATTGACACCCGTCATTTTTATCCGATACGCGGTATAAAAGATTGTCTTATTATAGTAGCCGATGAGTTATTACGAGAGAAACAAGGAAAAGATAAAGAACTATTACCAACAGAACAAGGAGAAGATACGGGAAAGACAGCAGATATATGAGAAAGGCAAAGGCAAAGAAAAAGCCTACCTTCGACAGCGTGAATACAGAAAGGAACACCGAGAGCATTTCAACGAACTGGATAGGAAGAGGTATGACCCGCAGAAGCGACATGACAAACACGTTCGCGTTTATCACAAACGGGTGCGAATAAAAAAGGAAAAACCCGAGCCACAGCCACGTGAAACCCCTTCCGATATCCGAGAACGCTTCACCAAAAAGTGGGAAGAACGAGCCAAGCAAAAAGAGCGACAGGAAGCGTTAAAGAAAATCCGCACGGAAACCACCTATGAGAAAGATGGGAAACTCTTTTACAATTTTTACATTATCCGTCGCATCAGAGAATTTCGCTACGCTAAATCACCCGAATAAGGCTTATACTTGGTTAATGTCGTTTTTTTCAGGGGCAACACTTTGGCAATATAACATGGCATACATATTGCCATCTTCAAGTCGGCGTCGTAGAACAGACACAAGACGCACTTCATTTACTATGAACTACTATTTTTTTTTATTTGCACTAAATAAAAATGCGACACTATCGAGAACGAGAATATGAACCCTTGCCATCTCCGAAACCCTCTCCGTATCGTCAAGGAAACCCGCAAGAACGTCTTATGGAGCTTCAGTCGGCTGCTCTCGGTGGTCTGATTGATGATGACTGGTTTGACAATTTAAAAGATACCTTGTCCGATTTGGGAGCGAAAGGGTTGGGATTGATTGACAAGGTAAAAAAAGAAATCGATGACCGCGGAGCAGCCGTGTTAACCAACACCAACTACGTCGGACCGAAAAATAGGATCGATGAGGAATTTCAACGCACCCACCCGCCTAAAAACATCATCGACCAAACAGGACTCACGCATGATCTCGAGTACGCCGATATAGCCAAGCGTCGAGATTCGGGAGAAATCACCAAGGAACAAGCCGATGAGGAAACCCGTAAGTCCGATGAGAAGTTTTTGAAATCGGTACAAAACAATTGGAAGAAAGACCCATGGGCGGCACTCCTCGGTTATGCAGGGATTTGGTCGAAGACCGTGGCAGAGGACATCGGAGCATTAGACCGTTCCGCCTTTGTGACGGCTGCACGTGGCAGACGCATTACCCGTGAGCGATTCCGACGATAATTACTTTTTTAAAATAAAAGTAATACATAATAAAATGTCTATGAACGGCATCTCAAACACGTTCATTCCGAATACGTTATCAGGACTCGAAGCATTCAACGCCACCAACATTACCATTAACGGAGTGGATATCTCCTCGCTGTTTGTCCCGTTTGTCAATTCACCGAGCGACGTGGATTTGGCAGATAAAAACCTTACCACGTCGGGACGAATCCAAACCGCTATACTGAAACTCCCATCGGTAACGTACGGAGCGACTCGAGTGCTTCAGGTCGATGTTAACAAGGAAGTCCAATCCATCGAATTGAACGGCGTGTATGTTACGTATACGGGGTCAACCGCGAATCTGGATATGGGGACGAATGCGGTCAAATCGAGCTATGTTCCAATCGCGAATGAAGACATGGTAAACAAACGATATGCGGATATCACCTTATTATCGCAAACCGATGCGGCATCGACCTACTTATCGCAAGCTAACGCGGCGGTTATCTACGTGCCTTATAACGGGGCTTCGGCAAATTTAAATTTAGGGTCATTCAGGGCTTATACGACGGCAGTTCCAGTAGCCTCGAATGAACTCGTGAATAAGCAATATACCGATGCAACCTTTCCCGATTTTTCATATTTATCGTCAACCTATTTAACCTTAACAGGCGCGACGGCAACTTACTTGTCGATTACAAATGCGGCTTCAACGTATCTCACACAAACAAGTGCCGCCACGACTTACTTGTCGATTACAAATGCGGCTTCAACGTATCTCACACAAACAAGTGCCGCCACAACCTACGTACCTTATTCGGGAGCAACAGGGAACGTAGACGTAGGGACACATGCGTTAAGAACAATTTACACGCCTTCCGTGCCAAATGACGTGATTAATAAACAATATTCAGATACAACTCTTTTATCCCAAGCTACCGCAGGGACAACTTATTTAACACAAGCCAACGCCGCGTTAATATATCTCACACAAAGTGTTGCTGCGTCCACATATTTCCCCCAATCCTCCATAGTTTTCTATGCTCCGCTCGCAAGTCCTACTTTTACAGGCGTTCCAGCAGCCCCTACCGCATCACCAGGAACAAACACGACCCAGATAGCCACGACTGCATTCGTGACGGCAGCCGTGTCAGGTGCTGGTGTATCATCGTTTTCAGCTGGGTCAACAGGCTTCACACCTTCCACGGCGACCACGGGTGCCATCACCTTGGCAGGGACGCTAAACGTTGCCAACGGTGGCACGGGCGTTACCACGTCAACAGGCTCGGGGTCAGTCGTGTTATCCGCAAGTCCAACCCTAACAGGGACACCCCTCGCACCAACGGCAACCGCAGGGACAAACACGACACAGATAGCCACGACGGCGTTCGTCACAAATGCCGTGTCAGGTGCTGGTGTATCTTCTTTTTCAGGAGGAACGACTGGACTCCTACCCAGCACGGCTACAACTGGTGCAATAGTGCTAACAGGAACTTTAGCAGTAGCCAATGGAGGGACTGGTAATACGACAGGGACTTTAGCATATCTCGGAAATACCCAAACATTCACAGGCATCAATACGTTTTCAGATCAAATGACATTGACAAAGGGGTTTGACTTGACGCTTGGAACAGTTAATAGTTTTATTGTGCGTAATAGCAGTTTAGTGACACAATTTAGCGTTGTCAATACAGGCGTGACCATGGGTAATCTCGTATTGACAGGCAATGTATTAAATATGAGTTCTACCAGCCCTAACGCTTTCTATTCAGGCGACAATTTACTCATATCGGCATCAGCCACAGTAGGTAAAACTATTTTAATGACGGTAGCTGGAACAAGTTTTACATTAGACCAATACGGAGCATCTTTAGGTTCAAACACAAAGACGCTTTACTGTAATTTATTCGAGGCTCTATCTTTTTTAGGCATTGATATGGTGGGGTATCAAGACTCTTTTTTTAAAATTGGCAACACGCTAAATATCAGTTCTCAGCCTGTAGGGTGGGATTTTCAAACTAAATTTGGTTCATTTCCAAACTATACTACACACGCTCGTATTAGTGGATTGGGTGTTGGGACAAACGCTCTTTATTCATTTGCGTCAAATAATTTAAATATCACATGTGCTTCAACTATTAACTATGGGGCTACAACCGCACATAGTTTTAGTGTAAATTCAGTTGGAAACTTTGCTGTGTCAGGAGATGGATTGTGGATGCCCGTTGATAGTTCAAAAAGTTTTTATATTACGGATAATTACCCAAAAAATGCGACAACTACTTATGGTCGCTACTTTGGAGTAGGTAATAAAATTTATCAGGATTTCGGAAACGAATTCCAATGGAGGCGTGATCCTGGATTAACAGGAACCGCAGTAGCGACTCTCATGCAATTAAATAGCGACGGGTTAACACTAAGTAACGCCGTAGGGGCAGGAAATCCACAGATTGTATTCGCAGGTTCAGGCACACCAATATTTCGTTGTAATGGGGTAGGTTTGAATTGGTTTGTTAATAGCGGTGACCAATTGGGCTTTTTTGACTTACATGCAGGTCACTGGCGTATAGGCACGGCAGGTGGAAAAAAACTTATATTATGTGCTGGGACTGCGAACACGCTACAAATTGGAACTGGAACTTCAGGACAATACCCAGTAGAAATTTATGGGTACCAAGTCATCACTGGTGCGTATTGGTATTATTTAGGCGGAGCAAATTGGGTTGCGGCAGGAACGCTTACTATAGCGGTAGGTCTATACGTTCAATATGCTATTAGTGCGGACGGTGGATATATATTAGCAAGTGATGAACGGATTAAAAAAAATATCAAACCAGCCGAAAGCGGTTCATTAGCAGTCATTAAAACCATACCTATCAAATCGTACGAGCATATTGACCCATTCGTACATGGTTGTGCTACAGCATTTAATGTAACAGCCCAAGACCTAAAAAATACTTATCCAGAAGCAGTTACAAACAGTTCTGGATATATTCCCGATATGTATGTTAAATGTCAATGGATACATGTAGATGACAAGCAAATCGAAATCAACATTCCTAAACCGCATACCGTTATTATTGGCGACAAGGTCAAATTAATTTTAGAGGACAGCACCCATAGAGAGGCTAAAGTTACTGCGATTAAAGATGACAATACCTTTGCTGTGGAAAAATGGGACGAGTTCAAGATGGAAGTAAGCGACGAACTCTTTGTGTATGGTAAGCATACAGACGACTTTTTACGAGTCGATAAAATCAAACTAGGTGTGTTAGCCTTAGCAGGCGTGAAAGAATTGAATCAAATCGTTGAAACACAACATCTCCAAATCCAAGCCCAGCAAGCCAAAATCGAAGAGCAATCCCTCGCCATCAATACCTTGACGGAATCCATGAAGTTCCTTACCGAACACCTTTCGAAATTGACAAACGCATTCAACGATATAGTTAAAGAAAAATAAAAAACTTGACATTCTTTAAATGATTAATCTCCCGCCCGTCATCAACCGAATCCCAGAGTTGGACCTCGGTGCGCCCGCTATACCTCTCCCCAAGCCCGAATTTGAAGCGAAACTTGATTTGGATATCAAGAAAGTTGTCATTTGCACCACCCGTGATATCTCCGAGGAGGACAAAGCCTTGTTTAATCAGTATGGTCGCCTCGTCGAATACAACGACCGCATTCACGGCAACATGCCAATCGACTCTTACCCGTGGTCGTATCTCGTCTTTGACTTGCGTGAGTCCGAAGACCGCTACGCGTTGATGCGAATGGTGTTGCCGTATAAAGAGCAATACAAAGTGATTGTCTACTCTTACAAATTCGAAGCCGACGATATCATACCCGAAGCCGATAATGTTCTCTCGAGTTTTCCCAAGGTGCAAGCCCGAAAGATTGACTTTGAGAACTTGTTGCTCCAGAAGCGAATTGCCAAGCCCCGTTGGTGGGTATCCCTCTTTGCGTGTATCTTAACCACCTACTATCGCGCAAAAAACTGATGAAGCCGTGTTTCTGCGTATCCGATGTTTACACGGCTGTCAATTTCTGTTATTGCCACGATTGAATGAAAAAAAAATAAAATATTTATTTTCTCAATTATTATAAAAATGGAATTCCCTCAACAAAATCAAGAAAAACCAGAACCCGTTAAACGTCCGCGTGGTCGCCCTCCCGTCAAGGCTCAATTCCTTCCCGACTCGGCACGTGATTCCGTCCAGATTGTGAAAAGCGAATATATTAAAAAAGACGATAATGGAATTCCCAAAAAAATCATGACGGTTGCTGAATCAAAGGCTCTCCAAGGCGAGAAGAAGCCGTTGTCGGAAGCCCAGAAAGCCAATCTCAAACGCATGCTCGAGTTAAACAAAGCCCGACGTGATGCGTCCAAGAAGGTAGAGATTCCCGAAGAAGTCCCCGAAGGCTATGATGCCATATACGTGCCGCCCAAAAAGAATACCGCCTTGTCGAGTCAAGCCCGAGAACTGATGCAACCGAAACCGCAACCTCCTCCGCAACCGCAATCCAGTATTCCGCCCGAGTGGTTGGAGATGATGCGCCAGATGAATGACCGTATGAATCAATTGACGACGCAATACACGAAACCCAAGAAGGAAGCCAAACCCCGCCCACCCAAAAAGCCTTCCCGTCGCCGTGATGAAACCAGCGACACGCAAGATACCGAAACGGAAACGGAAACAGGGTATGACACGAGCGATACCGAGTATGTGAAAAAGTATGAGAAGAAAGCGGCACGACGTATGGAAGCCGTGAAAGAGATTGAAGCCAAACTCCAGAAGAAAGTGAATCCCCCACCACCGCCAAAACCCAAAACCAAATACGACGGATTGTCGATATTCTAAAAAATTAAAATCTTTTGTCATTATAAAATGCCAAAGAAAGCGCAACCCAAGAAAGCCTTTTCCATTCGCGCCCGTGGTGGCCGTGCTATGGCGACAGGTGGTGAAACAGGAGCAAAAGTCGGAGAATATTTCGGGAACATGCTCGAAGACGAATACAACAAATATAAGCATCATGTTGGTCTTGCCCGTGGCGGTATGTACCCCGCAGCAGGTGTCGGGTCAGACGTCGGTCAGAAAATCGAAGACTGGATTGTCAACTGGTGGAACTCCTTGGCTCGAGGTGGTAAAGCCCCACCCAAGATGACACCCGCCTTGAGAAAGAAAGCGATGGCTGCCATGAAAGCCCAAGGGATAATGCCCGCTGCGGGTGTCGGTGCGGACGTCGGTCAGAAGATTGAGGACTGGATTTCCAACTGGTGGAACTCGCTGTTTGCACGGGGTGGCGTGGCGATGGCTCGTGGCGGTATGGCTCGCGGGGGTTTGTCCGTCTTTCACTAAATTTTTTTATTTTTAATTAAAATAAAAACTATTATAAAATGGCATTCAAGAAACTCGACTTGCACGACTTATCCAAAATCTTAAACTATTCCCAGTTCCTAAAGACGCCCGACGACCCGTCCATCACGCTTTACAAAAAAGAAGACGGTCGATACTTTAACGCAACTCGCATCGAACCCGTTGAAGAAAAAGTTAAAAATAATCACGAGGAAAAGATAGAAGATGTCAAAAGAGATTAGCCGATACACCTTTCATATCTCGTCCGACAAACGCAGTTCAGGGACGGCAACCGATATGACCTTGTCGTTAGCCAATACGATTAACTTAAAATCCAAGAAAGGAAAATTCCAGATATTGGTACATGCGGTCAATATCCCGTTTTCGTATTATCAATTATCCAGCGAAATCAATACGCTCTCCGTCATGTTTATTAACTCGGGTCAATCCAAGACCAGCAACATCACCCTTGCTGCGGGTAACTATACGACCATAAGTGTTCTTGCGGAATTGTCGGCAAAGCTGATTAGCGAAGCTCAAATAAGTTCAGGGGCGTATGTTGGCTATACACCCGTTTTAAATTTTACCTATAGTCAAACCACCAGTAAATCCACGTTTGTATTCACAGGACCAGCGAACGCGGGTATCATAATGAACTTTGCATCGAACACTAACTTGGGAATCTTTTTCGGTCTTTCTGCCAACAGCGTTATCGCACAAGGCACAACCGTTGTCAGTTCCAAAGTCGCCGTAGCCAATCCCGTGAATTACCTCTTGATTCGAAGCGGCAACCTCCAACAAATATACAACCGAGAATACATCGTCGAGTCGGACGTGTTTGCCGACATCTTGTACCGCGTTCCAGTAGGGACTCAACAGAATACATGGATTCAACACCACGCCGACGGATACCCCGTGTTTATCAGCAACAATTTTATCACCAGTATCAACATTTACTTGACGACCAACTTGACGTATAACCCGATTGATTTACAAGGCATAGGGTGGGCGATATCCTTTAGCATTATAGAAGTAGAAGTCCCCGACTATGTTTTACTGAACGACACCATGGCAGCCAGCTTCCCTACCATTCAACCCACACCGATTGGCGAACCCGATGAAGAACCGCCGACACCCGAAGAAGAAGCCTTAAAGAAAGCCTACGAGGAAGAACTCAAGAAACTCGAAGTGTATAAAAACAAATTGCTGAAACGAAAACTGAAATAAAATAGTATTTTGGCGGATAATCTATTGATTACGAATATAAAATATGCTATAATCGCAAGATTACAACATTAATTCATACAAAATAGCATTAAAATGGTATAAATCGGCCGATTTATACCCTTATAATCATTCTTTTCATTATTATTATGTATAATCTATTGATTATGGAATAAAATATATGCGAAATCTGGAGTTTTTACAAAAAAATGATTAAAAATATTCATTTAGTTATATTATAAATGAATCGTATCGAACTCTTTGCAGCCATCAAGAAAAACAAACCCGACTTGAGTGATAACTCGACCAAGGTATACACGACAACCCTTGCAACCCTTGGTAATGCTCTCGGTTGGACGAACCCAAACTTCTTTACTACAAAATTTAAGGACGTTCTCGCGTATCTTAAAACGCAACCGCCACGCCGTGCCAAGCAATTGTCTTCCGCTCTCATCTCGTATGTCAAGGAAAAAAAATCGCTGAAGGCGTACAAAGACTTTATTCTCGAGGTATCTGAAATCAATCGCCAAAACGATGAGAAACAAGAAAAGACTCCCGCACAAGAAGAGAACTGGGAATCATGGTCGGACATTATGAAGACATACGAGCAACTTAAAAAGGAAGCCTACCCGTTGTTCTCCAAGGACAAACCGACTCCAGCCAATATGAAGACGATGCGTGATTTGGTTATTCTGGCGTTCTATACTCTGATTCCCCCAAGAAGAATTCAAGATTACATCGACTTTAAAATCAAAGACATCAACAAGGAAAAGGACAATTACTGGGACAAGGAAAAACATGAACTGGTATTCAACAGCTACAAGACCGCTAAAAATTACGGACAGCAACGCGTCGATGCACCGAAGGAATTGGAAGATATCTTTGAGAGATGGATTCCTATTGCCGAGGAGTTTAGCGATTACATCTTGTTTAACGGATACGGCGAAAAGATGGCGCAACCCGTTCTCACTAAAACCATCAACAACATCTTTGGTAAAAAGATAAGCGCATCGATGTTGCGTCATATCTATATCAGCGACGTGGTATTGAAAGACCAGCCAAAGTTGAGCGACTTGAAACAAGTGGCATCGGACATGGGACAGTCTGTCGCACAACAACAACTCTATAAGAAATTTTAAAAATAAAGTCTTGAATGATATAAATGCCTCTGTCATTTGAAACCGCACGAAAGACGTACAAGGCGGGACAAGAACCCGCTACCGTTCATTCCAAAGTCTATACTTATACTCTTCCGCAAATGTCGAAAGATATTGTCCGCGAATTAGCCAGAAGCGCTGGCATGGTTGGATACAGTAATCGCTCACAAGCCGAAATGATTCAATACCTTAACGGACTCGAAGAACTGCCGATTCACCATGTGGATTTAAAGTTGGTTCGAAGGTTATAAAAAATGAAAATTTTATAAATGTTTATAAAAGTTATACTTGACGCGAACCACGAAATATGACTTCCGTTTTTGAAACTTCTCTTGACATCGCCGAAGAAATCTATTCCCGTATTCAAAACGACTTTGACAACTTGACCGAGGATAAGTTTAACGATGAATTGTATGACGCTCTTCACGAAGAACTCGACGATTATATCAATCGAATGTATCAAAGCGACGTAAACCAGCTATTGGCTCAAGTTGGATTTGACTACGCGATGAAAACCTATATCGATGAATTCGGGGCTATTGATTCTGGGGTTACTTCTAAAACCTTGTTGTTCGTATGTATTAAAAATCTACTCCACGAAAAATTGTCTTTCGAACACTTTATTGAATTTACCAAAGGTAACATGATTTTTTAAGGTACGGTATTTTCTATCACAAAGATACAAAATAAATTTAAGGACCAAAGGGGTCGTCTTCTTCTTCGGGTTCTAATTTGGGTGGTCTTGAAAGAGATGAGGGAACATTTGGAACGCCAGAGGTTGCAGCACTTGTTCCAAGCGGGTTTTGAGCCCGTCGTGTCGCCCATGCTTTTCGTGCGGATTCACTACGTGCCATCGCTTTTTGAATCGCTATAGCATCTCGTTCGTCGGGATATGCTGGAACAGCGGCTAATATCGCTCCTTCGCTTTCATCTTGTTGCGGTAAGTAGGCGGGAACGGGTGGAGGGGTGGGACTCATAGGGGCTGGGCTTAACATACCCAACGTTTCTCTCGCTCGTTTTTCATACTCGGTTCTCACGTCTGCGGGTGTCCGTACTTTTGTTGGAACTAAAGGTTGCGACGGCATAGCACGAATGGGAGCTTTGGCGGGTACAATATCGCTCGGGTTGGTTTCGGTGGTAATCAAATCGGGACGACCAACTTTGGCTGGTGCTTCTCGGACATACGACGGTTGACCTTGCGAATTAAAACGTTCGGGCAACGGGAGAAACTCGGGAGGACGTATCGCGTATTGAATCGACGGACCAACCAGACGCGTTTGATTTCCCATATTGAGATTTTTATCCATAGGCATGCCACGTTGCGGTCGGAGATAATCACCCGACCGTTCCATATGCGGAGGCAACAGATTCTTAATGTTAATCTTGACGGTTTGGTCTTGCTTCACACGTTGAGATACCGTTGGCATCTTCGCTTTTCGTTTGGCTTTACGAGGCATTTTATTATTAGCAGATAAATTTTTTTTAAAATATATCGTAGTAATAAAATGAAGAAAACCTATTCTTCAATTATGAAGGCTCACGATAAACAAGTCGATGATAAAGAAAACATTTTTCCGATGGGTAGTCGAATCATGTGTTTTTGTGGCAAGAAAGGGAGCGGTAAGACGAGCGCTGTCATTTCCTTGCTTACAGACAAGAATTCCCCTTATTACAAATATTTCAACAATATCATTCTATGTTCTCCCTCTGCCCCTCACGATGACAAAATGAAAGAATTGTATGAAGAGGTAGCAGAAGATGGAATGTATTTTGACGTTCTCAACGAACAGACGGCAGAAGAGATGCGTGATATGCTTCTCGGGTTGAAACACGCCTCGAAAAAAAAGAATCCGCAATCGCTTTTGATTCTCGACGACGTTACGCATTCTTTTCCCACGGGAAGAAAACCAAGTCATATAAGTGGCTTATTTACGAACAGTCGGCACTTGGGAACGAGTATATGGGTCATAACGCACAAGTATAACTCGATGCCGAGTATCTTTCGCAATCAACTCGATTGTTTGTATCTTTACAAGACCAACAGTAAAGGCGAACTCGAATCGCTGAAAAAAGATTTACCGTTTGACGAAGATACACTCGAAACCAATTTTCATGAAGCCACCAGCGAACCGTATGGATTCTTATACATTAACATGACGGGACACAATCCGAAAATGTATAACAAGAGGTTTGAAGAGTTATGCTAATTTTATCTTACAAGATAAAATGTTATGTTCTTAACGAACGAGGTCGCACGAGCCGTCCGCACCGATGAGGAGGGACATGTCTGAAATAAAGGTGATAAAGTTGGTGCCAGTTGTTGCACCTTGCGTCAAAGCAATACCGCATACCGACACGGGAGAGCCTTGGAAGGACAAGCCCTCGGCAACACGGCAGCAGTTGACACCAACGGCGAACGAGTCGGTGACGTAGGTGGCTTTCGTGCTTAAATCATCGACGGCTGAATCGAACAAGCGGGAATAACACTTGTTAAGCTCGGCGAAGGCTTGGGCTGGGGCATTAGTGCCGTCAATCACGACGTTCGACACTTGGCGACCATCAAGCGACACTTGGAATTGAGTCAAGCCCGTTACCAAGGAGTAGCCCGTGCCCGTTGAAGCGGACAAGGACGCGGTGGCGGGACTTGTCAAGGTGACGGCACGAAGACTCGACACGTTCAAGCCCGTGTTAATAGTGTTCTGACCGTTGGTGGAAACAGCGGACAAGGATTGGTAGTTGGTAAAGTTAAACACGTACTTGGCACCCGTTGCCATCATGTCGGCTTTCATCTTACTCATAAAGTCCGATTCGACGGTGATGCGGTCATACACCAAGGCGACGTCCGAGATGACGACGGACTCAATCGAACCAGCGGCTGCCGTGCTAGCAAACATTTGACCGATAGACGCCCAGTTAATCAAGATTTGAAGAGTGCCTTGAATCGCCCACAACGGGAATGCACCCGACGAGCAAGCCAACAAGCCCAACAACGGCAACACGTAGACGTCGGTTTGCACGGGGTCATCGGCTTTCTGGGTCAAGGCATCAAAGAGGACGGAACCGTCCTTTGTCAAGTAGTTACTCGAGCATGCGTGAGCCAAGAGCGTGTCAGCCACACCGACACCATAGTTGAGAATGTTATCAACCAAAGTCGAGTTGATGCTGGTTTGGTAAGACGAGATACACGCCGAGGCAGCACGGGCTGCACCCTTGAAGAAACGAGCCGAGTTACCAGCTGCCACACGGTTGGCTACCAATTTAAAGCGGAGGTAAGGGTTTGCCATGTATGCGGCGTTACCGAGAGGCACTTGAATCGTTGACAAGCCGCCAGCCGAGGCGTTGCCGCTGGTGGAAGGCACGTAGACGGTGGAAATCACCGAGTTGATGGGGCGAGGAGCTTGGTTTGATTTAAAGCTCGACGGCACGGCTTCCGTTTGGAAGGGCAAGGGGTATTGCATGTTTTGACCGAATCCGACGTAGTTAGACATTTAAAATGAGTTAAGATTTTAAATTTTTAATTTTTCTCGTCATTCACTCCCGCGTGAATTTTTTCTTCTTTCGTGGTAATTCTTTCTCGACAAAGACACTTTTGCTGGAAACGGAAGGCTGTGCTTGTTGTTGCGGTGGATTCACGACGACGGGTTTGGGGTGGGTATGGTTTGACCCCGCCGTCTGGAATTTTCCTGCTTCACGACGATGATTCATCTTTTATTTTATAAAAGATTTAATTTAGTTTATGTTTTCTTCAATTTGCAGAGTGATGATGGCGTGTTGAAATCCCGCTGGTTCAGCCAAGGTGGCGGCATCTATGACGTTGATTGTCAATCCACCGTTCAACACGACTCGCTCATACGAATACTCTTTATAGCCAGCGTCATAAGTGGCATTCGTCGAAGAGTTAGTAATGAACGTGATAAACGGACAAGGCGATTTGGGTGCAGACAAGACGTCCGACCGAATTTGAATGATATGGTTCGGGTTTCCTGTCGCATGGTATTGTATGTTAATCAGCTTGATAGAACATACGCCAAAGACGGGGATAGGGATACGACCGTTGTTGTTTTTGAACCCAAATGCGGGAGCCGCTGCGGCATTCGGAACGATGATGAGCTGGAGAATCGTCATTTAACATTACTCATTTTTTTTAAAATAATTTGTCGTGAGGAATCGGTAATGTCACCCCGTGACTCTTCAAAAAAGCTTGTACGTCTTTCGCATACTTTCGTGGGACGATATACTCTTCGGGCATCACGATGACTTGCACGAGTTGCGACGTGTCCTTGATTTCGGGAATCGTCAAGTCTCCTACTCTCGCGATATACTCTTTGAAAAGGGGCATCACGGGGCGGGGAATCACCAGCGAGCCGACTTCCAATAAGACTTTCTTGTTGTCGTGGTGCAAGTCGTGTTTCAGCGGGTGGTATTGTCCTTTCTCCCACTTTATCATTCCTCCGCGTGAGTAATTGACGGGACGGCTCGACATGAGATTGACCGTCTTGCCATACGGGCTGACATAGAATTCGTCTGGCTTTACTTCCATCTTTATTTTTATCAAGATAAAAATAGATTTTATATAAAATTAAGCCCCAATTTTTCGACCAGCTTTTACATGACCACCAAACTTGCTTACTGCTCCACCACGACGAAAGCCAAACACGTCCGCCCAGAAATCGTAAATCTTTCCCATCTCGCCTTTGAAAAAGTCATAAGCCCGATCAAATTCTTCGGGGAAATTCTGTGCGACGTCGTATAACTCTTTGGCTTGTTCGACGATGCCGCCGTCGGCATAGTTCTCGTAAGCATCGCGGTGCTTCATACAGCGCTCGCACATACAGTCCTCGCCGTGTTCGCTATCCTTCATCAACGTGCCGTCGGGCATTCGATGCATTCCTTTCGGAATCCGTTTATCCATTTATAGATTGTCTTTTTAAAAAAAAATCTTTCATACATACAAATGGACGAGAAACAAAAACGGCAACGTCACGAATACTACTTGAAACGCAAAGACATCATTAACCAGAAAGCACGTGATCGCTATAAAGAAAAACGCCTCGACCCTGAATTCTATAAAAACATGCTCCAAAAGAACCAAGACTCCTATCACCGCAAGGTCAATAATATTGACGTTGTACCGTGGACGCCCGAACAAGAAGATGAATTTTTTAAAAAGATTAGCCGTGATATCAAGGCGAATCAAGAAAAGGATAAGAATCGCCCTACGGTCTTGATTGACTACGTGACAACACACAATTTATTCTACGAAGACGCTTAACGTGGAGAATGGCACGTTGGCACAGATTTGAGTCGCCATCACTTGTTTGCCGTTAGCATGTTGGTACGGGAACTTGCCTTCCCAGACAATCACAAAGCCTTCCCGCTGGATACGACGGCGAAGCTGATGGGCGATAGTGAATCGTCGGTAAGCGTTAATGGTAAAGATAGTATTGTCGTCTTGGTCGCCTTCTATCTTGTCTACCATCGTACGCCTTTCAGTAAACCACCCGAGCGGGGTTCGCGGGTAGATACCATCGATGATTCGACGTTCTTCACCGAGGACGGTGTTGCGGGTAAGCTGAAGGGGACGGGAATGGGCTAAAATGTCGTTGGCTGGCGTGGTTTCCATGATATATTATAATATGTTTTAAGATATTTATTTTCAAAAATTTAGTTTGAAAATCGATTCCCTACAATATATAGAAAGACGTTTATGATATAAATTCAACTTACTAATTAACCTCGAAAATTATCAGAAAAGGAATGATGTATAGCATTCGGCTAAAACGTCGAGAATTAATGCGTCGGTCTTCCGAACGATACGTTTTCGAAGCTGACATATACTTGATGTCATAACTTGTTTTTTCTTAAACTCGGGGTCGTCTTTATACTTCTGCTTCAACCACGACTGAATGTATTTATAAGAGTTCTCGGTGATTGCCATGATGTATATTATATTATCTTTAGATAAAAATTTTTTTTAAAAAAAAGCGATATTATAATATATAGGGATTCTTTTGAAAATAGGGATTCTTTTGATAGGGATTCTCCTTTTTTATATTTGTATTTATAATTAAAATTTAAAATTTTTATATATAGATATAGATTTAAAACAGAGAATCCCTAGAATCCCTATCCCTAATCCCTATTTTCAATAGTCAATAAAAATCTTGTGTCCGTTACTTTTATCTTCTTGTATGGTAACATCGTGCCTCATAAAAAATTCTTTTAATTTAAGACTTGTTGATTTCGACTTTGGAAGCTCCCAGTCTTTTACGACATCGTGAATGCGTTTGAATGTCTTTGACTTTTGAAAAGGTTTATCCGCCAGTAATACATCGAACGCATCGTCTTTTTTCTGTGTCTTTTCGATTTCGGTATTTTCATCGCCTTCCTCTCTAAAACAAAGTCCAACAATACCATTTGGAGCATGCGTAAAATTCTTGTACGATTTGACTTGTGCGAAAAAGTCTGCTTTTTTGATTTTGTGAGTTGAACTATAGGTATTAAACAACTCGGTATAGGTAAGCGTTCCTTCGGCTTCTTTGGTTCTTTCACGAATGAAGGATAGAATAGGGTCAGACTTGGCTTGAAAGGCTCGACTCGCTCCTTGAACTTGAAAGGGAAACTCGATATCAATTCCATTTTCCAAATACGTATCAATTAACAATCGCATATATCCTTGTTGAAACGCAAGGTCAAACGTAAGAGTGCGGTTTATCATGAAATGACACGCCTTACGTTGTTCTTCTTCCGTAGCGGGTGCATTCTCTGAAAATTTAGCTTCGAAATCAAGAACTTTGATACTTTTAAAAAACGCCTCATCATCAGACTCGATGGTAGGCAATTTATTACAAATGACAATCAGCTTGGATTGATTTTTAAAAATTGTTGGTGTTTTTTCGAATAAACCACGGGCAGTAATAGGCTCATTTCCTCTAAACTCCTTTAACGAGGCTTCATTCATTCCCAATTTTTGATTTGGTTCATTAACAAAGACAAGTCGTTTTCCTCGAATACCCATCATGTCCGCTTTCGCACCCGAACCACCTTTATCGACATACGATATAAATGCGGAATTCATGATATAGGCATACTGACCGAATGTTAACATATCAAGTGTCGTCAAGGTGGTTTTTCCGTTGTCGCCCTCTTTGTTGGTTTCGAATAAAATGCTTTTTTGCGGGTTGCCACCGTATAGACAATGTGCTTTGTATTTAAGGTGAAAATCACGCAAGACGGGGTCGGGAAAGATTTGAGAAAGAAATCGCTTCACATTCGCGGTATCCGCGTTCGGGTCAAAATTGTATCCAGTCGTCAAGGTGATATAATCGTTTGGGCGACCTTGGCGAAAGACGCGTTCCGATAAGTCCATCACACCGTTCGTAAATCCAATCAAGTGAATATTCGTATCTTTGTTGGTGTTAAAGTCGCGGTCTAAATACAAAGAGATACATTCCTTCATAATTTTATCACGAAAGGAGGTATCCAACAACTTGTTTTTATCTTTTATCAATATCAGCCTATGTTTATCCAATTGTTTGACTTTCTTTTTGTCGTTTGCGGCATCTGCGTCTTTTTCGTCGTTCTCTTCCGCATCACGGACACTCTTTTCAATTTCGGTCAGTTCATCCCGTACTTTCAGAATGGCGTTTTTCATGAATTTTTCCAAATCCTCGATACAATTGCGAAGCTCGTGTCCTTTGTCGATATTGTGCCATCGATGCTCTTTGTATTGAAAGAAAGCCGATGCAACCGTGCAATACAAAAATTCAGGGTGCAACTGGCGAATCGTTTTGGCACAGTCGACCGCGTTAAGCGTTCCCGCATTATAAAATGTCCTAATAAAACGCTCTTCAGGGGTTGATAAAAATCGCGACGCGTCAATCTTATCTTCCTTTAGCCATTTGAAAAGCATTCCCAAATTTTTACACGCGGGCGCCGTTTCAAACGTCTTTTTACAGCTTTTCTCATTATACTTGGTATACCCGCTATCTTTGGATATTTGACAAAACAATTGAACGGTACTAAATCGTTTCATAATCATCGCTAAACAGAACCACGGCTTCTGGTCTTGAAATCGTTCTTTTTTTATGGCATTCAGGGCATTTTCGATTTTAGTGGCATCTTCATCTTCGCAGGGTTCGCATTCGCATTCGGCAATCAATTTTTTCATTTGACGGTTAATTCGACTGGGTGTGAGAGAATAATCAATCGTTTCGACATCGGTGGCAGTAAGTGCAAAGTTGGATAACATAACGGGTTCTGTCCCGCGTAAGACGGGAACATGCGGGTAGGGTTTGCCTTCCAACGTGCCATACGGAAGACGAAACCATTTTTTCTTGTGATAGACCGAGTCGTCGATATACTGAAAGTTTTCTTCTCCGACAATAGACGAAAACAATTCCTTCTCATCTTCGGGGTGAAAGCCATCACGCACAATATAGTCTTTGGTGAAAATAACATGGAACGACACTTTTTTGGGCTGGACGGATTCCGTTATGACAATCGGGTGGCGGTAGTGGATATGCGCCAACAAACGACCCCGCATCTCGCGATGGTGTTCGGCGGCATCGTGTTCCGAATCGAATTTTCGGTCATAGTCGAAAAACAATCGGGTGATTTCGCCTAAATGCTCTACACCATGTCTTTCTAACCACGCTTCCGTAATCTCGTCGTGTCGGATTGTCGCCAGTTCTGGATTTGCCATCATATATGTTTTTGTCGCCGTCAGCATTTTAATATATTATAATATGTTTAGATTAAAATTATTTTCATTTTCATATATTAAAATCGCTCCCCTTCAAAAATGAATTTATTTTCATTTAAAAGATATTATAATATATCAAATCAAATGATTCCGACGATTTCTCATATCGAATACCACCAAACGATAAAAGAAGATTTCTACTATGAAGCGACTTGGACGTTGACAGACGATGAAAAGGCAGTTGCTGCCGATTTGTCGGGGTGTGCCGTACATGAATTGCGAGAAACAGCGCCCATCATTCGTTACGCCTACCGTTATAACTCAAAGTTGTTGCGTAAAACATATGACCGTGATTTTGTCGCCATTATGAATCACGAATATCCAGATTGGAATCCAAACGAATGGGAAGTAGGGTTTACGCCAGTAAGAGCTTTAAAAGTCGAAAAGGGCGAAGAAAAGCGATGTATCTGCGGTCACTGGATACATGATTGTTGTATATGGCGACACGAAAAGACTAAAACATACATTTTAGTTGGAAATGTGTGTATCAAAAAAATATCTGAAAACGCATACCGTGATATGCTGTCATGCGTTAAAAAGCAAAAAGAACGCGAGGAAGAAAACAAGAGAAAGAAAGAACGTGAAGAACAATTGCGTAAATACGAACGTTGGCGAGAAGAAGAAAACAAAAAAAACAAAGAACGTGATGACCTTGTTGCACGTGTCGAAAAAGAATACGACGACCATATGGAAAAGGTGGCAAAGTTTAATGACCTTAAACAAAGGACACGAGAGCTTGAAAAACAAACGATGATGGTCGATTTATTCCGACCATGTGAAGTATGTCATACCCTTGCCGTTTTAAAAGACTCTCCCGCCCGTTTTACGAAATGTATATCGTGTTTTAGAAAATAGGGATTAGGGATAGGGATTTAGGGATTCTCGATTTTTAAATCATATCTATATATAAAAATTTCAAATTTTCATTATAAATATAAATATAAAAAAGGAGAATCCCTATCAAAAGAATCCCTATTTTCAAGAGAATCCCTATTCAGCAGAATTCAAACCCATCGACTCGTTTTAATTGTATAGTTAAAGAACCCAATTCCTCTTACTGAATTTTTTATCTATTTTTATCTCGATAAAAATTAAATGTACGTCATCTTGCCCTATACCAAAGCGAAAGCCAAAAAGGCGGGACTCGTTGTGATGCCTTCCCGACGCAAAAACAAAAAAATCGATGTTTACCAAGGAGATGAATACCTCGCATCAATTGGAGATACTCGTTATCCCGATTTTCCCACGTACATGAAAGAGCAAGGTGCAAAGGTAGCAAATGAGCGTCGTCGATTGTATCACTTGCGCCATACCGATGATTCCTTGGCGTCAAACCTTGCCAAGTATCTTCTTTGGTGAGCGTAAAAAATGAAAAATAAAAATTCGAGGTAGAAGTACACCTTACAACGCTTAGCGACAAAATGGAATTCTCACGCGGTCAAAAAAGTGAATTCTACTGTGATGTTCACGAAGACGAACACGTTTTACATGATGGTGACGGAGGATACTACTGCCAAGATTGCGATGAAGAGTCTGTTGATGACATCGACAGCCCAAATGTGTATCCCTACAAAGCATGTCGGATTTGCGGTCAGCGTAAAAGTTGTGGGTCATATAGTGAGAGTCTTGGTTATACAGCGTGGTTCTGTGAAAACTGTCTTGATGAAAACTGTCTTGATGAAAACTGTCTTGATGAGTAAAGGTACGACACGATTTTCTATCCGAAAGGATATAAAATTAAAAGAGTAATATAAAAGATTGCTATGGACGCATTTGATGAACTCTACTATGAACTACAAAACATAACCATTCCAATAAAAAGAGGTCGAAACAACAGAAGAGGCTTTCCAACACACCGTGCCATGTCATTAGGGATTATCAAAAAACGTTTTTCGGGAAAAATTGAATTGTCCGCTGCGTCGCTAAAATACCCAAGTATCTATGAAAAGATTAATGCCATCGGCAAATCGTTCAACTTTCCGTTCACCAGCATTCATTTAAACAATAACGTGGTATGCCCGAGGCATAAAGACGAATTTAACGTCGGAGATTCGTTGATTGTATCGTTTGGTGAATACACGGGAGGGTCGCTTATTGTCGATGAAAAGCCAGTCGATACATTCAAAAAGCCAGTCATTTTTAACGGTTCTCTGTTGGAGCATTACAATACCGACGACTTGGTAGGAAACAAGTACAGCATCGTTTTTTTCACGCCGACTTATTTAAAGTAAAAATTTTTAAAATCATGTGTATACTCAAATGGAATCATTTGAATACTGGACGGAACACCCGAGAAAAGAACACGCCGACTTTTGCAAGGCGTATGCCAAGTGGCGACGTATCCATCATCATCACCACTATTTGGCATG